AAATATAACCCGCACCATTTTCCATGATGTCAACACCTGCAACGCCAAACATAGATTCAATCTGATGCTTAAAGCCTTGAGTGTATTGGTTAGAAATCATCAAAGGAACTGGGATGCGAGTTTGCATCGCTTGTCTGTTTGAAGAGTAAGCAACAACTCTATATACGCCACCGATTAAAGCCTTAGACGTTAAAACGAACTCAACATTAAGAGCAGTTTTAATCGCATCTGCAATTGTAGCAATTCCGCCCGCTGTGTTAAGGAATGTTCCTACAAGTAGATTGTAAGTCGCTGGATGTAGAGCGATTTTGTTGCAGCTAAACACTTCATCATTAAGCACTGAAGCTCTTTGTGCCATAACTAGGTCTTTAATCTCATCGTACATCTCTTGACCAGTTGATAGTGCAAAAGTTTTAGCTGATGCTGTGGATGTGAATCCTGCAAAGTTTAAAAGCCCTTTAGTTTTTGTACCGTTACCAATATAACCGATAGTATCAATCGCCTCTTTGATTTTTGGTCATGCGCTGCAATAAATGAAGCCACAAGATTGCGATTTTCAAGTGAAGCACGCTCTAAGTCGATTTGAGACCATTCAGACCCTGCATCTTTAAAGAATACGGGAATAGTATCATCTTCTACACCGACCGAGATTTTACCCGTACTGTTTGTATTGTCGCCTGCATCTCTAAAATCACCCATTACGGATTCTTTTAACTTAGTGATGTTTTTAGCGTAACCGCCCTCATTGTTTACTTCGATACCAGTTCCCGTTAAAAACGATAAACCTGCGATACGTTGTTTAAACACTTCTGCCGAAATATGCTCTAAGCTACGAGCAAGGATTGTACCGCCTGCGCTATCCTGAGATTTAAAGTAATCTTTCGCAGTATCAAAAGACTGTAAGTTATATAATTTGTCGATTGTTATCTTCATCATCATTCCTTTATACTAAACTTGCTTTAGCTACTAGCCAAACATTTGTAGATACTTCTTCCCAAAATACCCAACCACTATTAACATTGCCAGTTGCAAGAGTTGTTGCTTTGCCAAAATCACCTGCGGTGATATTTTCAGCATAAGCAATGCCATACTTTGCAGGAGTCACGCCAGTCTTTACATCAACAGTCGCAAATCCAGTCGTATGAACTTCTGCAGCGAAGTCGATAACATCGCCAGTGCTTCTATAAGTTGTCACGCCTGTTTCGCCTGCGATTAATCTGCGCGAAATACCTGCAATCTTTGGATTTGCGCTTGCATCTAAGTTATCAATCGAACCCGCATCGTATTTAACAAAACGACCCTGAATAAGTCCATCTTCAAAAGTTGAAAACGCCTCCGTGTTATATGGTCTAGTTGTTAAAACTTCACCACTTCCAAGCCCTACACTTTGTTCTAAGACTGTGTTTGTAAATGCCATCTTAATATACCTCTTTTCCTAAACTGATAAATTTTGAATCGTTAGCTTTTGATTTAAAGCCATTGACCGCCGCGTCCTGAGATGCCTTAACTTCTTCTTGCTTTTTCATCTCTTCTTCTTCATCTTCTTTTTCTTTTTCTATTTCCATATCAAAAGCCGCTAAGATATAAGCGTCTGATTTTCCATCCATAGATTTTGACTTAGAAGCAAGATAAGCTTTTTTCATAGATACAACGCTATCACTAACTTTTACATCTATTTTTTTGCTCTTAAGAAATAATAGAGTGTTAATCCTGTCTTCCATTTCCGCCTCGCTTGGAGCTTCACTCTCTTTTGCTTTTAGTGCTTCGATTTGAGCCTCAATCGCCGCCTTTGCTTTTTCAAGCTCCTCTAGTTCCCCGTCTTTAGTTTTAACCAAAGAGTTTAGGTCGCTGATATGCTTTGCTACACAGTCGGTAATATCGTGCTGAATACCGTCAATAATAAGTCGCGCCATTATTCTACCTTTTTGTTGTATTTCGTCTGTAATTGTAGCATTTACATCTCTTGTGAGTTTACACGCATCACCGCATCGTCCTTTTTCAACGATTGCAATATGATTAATTTTAATATCAGTCTGTTTAAATTGGTACTGCTCGCCATTCCACTCTCCATCTTCTTGTATCATTTTTTGAGTATAACCTGCTGATATTTCAACTTTACCATTAATTACTTTATTGATAAGCTCTTTGTCTGTGATTATCATTCGCGCTTTTACCATACTGTTATCGTCTTTTTTTATAACCTCGTATGTAGCAATTGAACCTTTGATTAATTCTCTAGCGTTGTCCACTGTAACAAAGTCCTGAGGATGGTCGTCTGTTACTGGCATATTGACGAAACTATCTAAGCTCTTTTGATTTGTAACCTCTTCAGTAGGTCTTAGCACTTTATATACGCGCATAGGCTCTAAGTCTGGCGATAACTCAGCCCCTAAATACTCTTGTATCCCATCTCTTGCAATCACACCATTTAGATGTAAAAACCCAGTATCTTTGTCTATGTTTTGCGTAAAGTCCTCAAACCCTTTGTCAGTCATCATCTTCATATAAATCCTTTAATTTAATTTTATGCCATAAGCGGCGAACTCTATATATGGAATTGCGGTTAAATCGTCTCTCACAGTAATCGCCAAATCTTCAAGCGTAAACACAACGGGAGTGACGGCTCCATTTACAGCTAAAGAGCTACTTCCACCGCTCTTAAACTTTACATAAAATATATCTTCATTTCTTAGCCCGTCTAGTTCCCTTGTTACGTCGTTAACTCTCATAATCAATCCCTTCTATTATTGGTACTGCTACGCATCTGCAATTAAAATCAATCCCCACATTTTTCTCAACCGCACCTATTGAGCTTCTTTTTTTCCATTTGCCTTTGACAGCCTCATCTATACTATCCGCGTAAACTGTTGCGTCCCTATAAGAGCATATTTTACCATCTAATGCCTCGTGTGATGGTCTAGTTCTCTCATCGTTGCTTGACTGCCATTCGTATATTGATATGCCCACGTTCTCGTATCTTGCTTGATTGATATTTGCATTAATGCTTGACACTTCATTTCTAGCAATCATCTTTACACGATTCTCAAGCTTTCCAAACGTAGATGTTATGCCCTTGATTCCCTTTAGCTGTATTGCTATCTCCTCGTGCCTTAACCCGCTTGTTAATCCATTTGAGACAATCATCTCAACCTCTTTGAAAAATTCTTCTGGTATAGACTTAATTAATACTTTGTTTTTTTGCTTTTGAAGTGCTACAACCTCGTTTAGGCTATTCTCGTTGATTACGTTTGTTAAGTCAACACCAAACGCTTTGTTTGCAGTGTTTAAAAATCTGTTCTTGTTTGTTTCGTTAATTTTATTTACAACGCTGTTTGAAACTTGATTTGCAAAAGCTTCTATGTTTGTAAATCTACTCCTCAAGCTCTCTAATACAGTGATGATATCCAGCGCGCTGTCTTTGATTATTTTCGCCTCTTCTAGCTTTGGCAGCAGTTGGCTATTGACTGACTCCTCCATAGCTTTAACTAAGCCTCTAAGCTCTTTATAGTACATAAGCTCAACCGCCTTACTCTCTTTTATCGGAGAGAGCTTTGTCGGCTTTTTGCGCTTAGTATTCGTTTGGATTTGGTTCAACATTCTCAATCTCATTAAATATAGAGTTTTCTGCTTCTATCGTTTCGCCCGTTATAGTAGGAAATAAGTGACCATCAGCTAAACCCGCTCTAGCTTCCATCTCGTTAATAACACCGCTTCTTAAATATATTTCTCTTGTTTGTGCATCACGGTTTGCTATGACTGATTCCTCATCATCGCTCATCTGGAATAATGATGGGAACTCCCACTTATATTCTAACAACTCCCCGAATAAGTGCATCTGGATTATTTGGTCTAGTTTGTTATATATCGGCACTAGCTTTTTTTGCTCTGCGATAATTTTGTCATAGTAGTTTTTAAGCTCCCCCGCGCCCGTTGGATTAAGCCCGCTTAGTGCTGCACCCATAAAGCGAGTATATGGAATATCCGCCGCCCCTGCTACGATTTGGTAGAAGTCTTTATTGATTTCGCTCAAACCGCCAAAAGTCTTCGCTATGTTTGTGTAGTCGTCTTCGCCATCTAAAGAAATGCCATTAAAGATAGATTTGCCCTGTTGAATCACTTCTAATCGCTTCATAACCAACTCATCCTGACCATTGGTTAAGCTGTCGTTTAAGCCTTTGATTTTATAAACATCTTGATTCGATTGCGATAACAAGTTAATCAATAGATTCGGAGACACGTTTGCGTTCATAATTGTTTTGTGCATTCTCTCATAAATACTAAGCCCGAATCCCTGCATTAATTCTCTTACATAGTTTGTTGTTGTCACGCCATCTAGTTGTATTACTCTTGTGTGATGGATACTTTCGCCATTACGTGTGATATTGTAAGAGGCTGGTTTTAAATATCTTTTTGACAGGGGGTTTCTATCTAGTGTGTTTGAGAAAATGTCAAATCTATCTAGCAGCGCAATGTTTACTAAATCGCCCTGCTTGATATTTTTAACAATAAGAGGCTCGCTCATTTTCGCATCATTTGAAACGATAACTAAAACCGCAGAACCAAAAACCTTTGACCACTTCATCACCGTATTGATTTTATTGTCAATGTCAAAATCTTCAAGCGTGTTTACAAACATCTCTTTTTTCGATGCGTCTTTGCACTCAATCTCTCTGTCATCTTTTGTGGCATCATCGCAAACAATGTCTACCACTTTGCTCGCTATCCAGTTTTGATTATAGAGGCTTTCAAGTTCATCTCGTAACATTGAGCGATACGATGAAGACTGATGATAAGTTGTTGCAGATATATCCCGATTACCGCCAACACCTCTTAATACATTATTCCATCCGTCTAAAGATTTTTGATTTGTTATTGCGCTGTGTATAGACATATTAACGCCTTTTTTTGTGTAATTATATCACTACACCGCACTGATGGTTTAATCACACTTTAGCTTATCAACTTCTTTAATTATGTTTTCTGGCACTTTTGCCATTTCCTCTTCAAGAGTACAGTAAGTTAGAACGTCTATCGCATCGGATTTTAACATTCTTGCAGTGCTGCACGTTTGAACTCTATGCGCATTATGTTTTATTTGCAACTTGTATTTTTTTTACCATTTTGTTCAAAGCTCTTTTGAGATAAGAGCAGCTTTAAAATCGCTTGAAGCATCGCCGCCTTTGTCATACGTAGTAGTGTCTTTTTCATTTTGTCATCCTTTTTTTATTAATTAATTATATCATTTTAAGCTTAAAACATTGAAGCGTTTAAGCCCGTATGCTCTTTTTAATCAAGGTTGATAAGCTATATCTTATCGCGTCGATTATGTGATTATTCGCATCTTCAACATCGGGAAGTATGTCCCCAGTTCTTCTGTCAATCTTATAGCTATAAAGCCTAAACTCTCTTATTGTATTCTCACACTGTGGGTGTATCACTATTTTATCAAAAGACTTAATAAATTCAATCCCATCTATTACACTGCCGCTCCATTTTTTAACGCCTGTTATTCTTTGTAAGCCTTTGCGCTTTAGGTAGCTAATACTCTCAGGTCGTGCGCAGTCTGCTTGTATCACGTATTTGTCAATCTTTGGTATTTTAGATTTTAAATACATAGCCGTATCGTCAAGCTCTAATCCCACCTTATAAGCCTCTTGGTAGATGTATAAAACATCATTCTTGATATAAATTCTTATTGCCGTCGTGGCATCATTTGCAAATCCAAAATCCATTCCGTGGAGGGGCTTTCCATAGCTTCCATTTGGCTCAAACTCTCTTATCTCGTATTTATTTTTAAATATTTGAGCATCCGATCTTGTTGCGTACTCTCCTAGCCATACGTGACCGAAACTATCTGGCTTATTTCGTTTATGTCGCTCCGCCTCATCAAGTAGCATCTCATCTATAAAAGGGTTCTGATTGTAATTTACGTGAACTCTTACAGCGTTATCATCGCTCCACGCTATCATATTCTCGACGGGGTCAGTATCCATATAAGGATTCCAACTAAACCAAATTTCACTGTTTGGTTTTCTAATCGTAGGCAATAATAATTCTATAGAACGCTTTGACAAGCTCTGAG